GTGATCGACATGAAAAAAGTTACAGTTGTAGGCCACAAGGTACACACGTCAATCGGCAAGCTGGTCAAAGGAGACAACGCCGAGCTGCCAGACGCAGAGGTTGAAACGCTGATGCGCGTTCGCCCAGACGCACTGATCGTCACTGGCGATGTTGAGCCAGCGCCTGCACCCGCACCAACGAAGCGCGCCAAGAAGAAATAAGACATGGCGAAGGTTTCGGAAAAAATCGACTTCGAGCATGACCACATGGTCATCAAGCAGCGCCATGACGTCAGCCAGTCTCTGAGAGACGCGCAGGCAGCGAAAGACGCTGGCATAGGCATGTCAGGCGAAAACCGGCTTGTGGGCTTCGTAGACGGCGCTGTGCTTGGCGCATGGCTTAAGGAGGCCGGTGTGGCGTGGTCTGATACGGAGGCGGCCAAGGAAGTCGTCAAGCGTAAGATGATGTCAGGCGAGTTCGCTAAGATGCGCGTCTGGGAAGGGTCTTACTGATGGACGCTGATCTGCTTTGGACAACGGCACTTACTGCCGGATTGGGCCTGATCGGCTGGGTATTGAAAAGCGCTGTGGACGAGATGCAGCGCCTCAATATTCTACTGAACAAGACCCGCGAAGAAATGGCCAAGGATTACGTCACCAAGGCAGACAGCACTGCCGTCATGGCGCAGATCGTGGCGCGCTTTGATCGCATCGAAGAGAAAATAGACCGTCTGATGGAGCGGTGATCTGCTCGCTCGCCAGCGTAGCCGTTGGCGTGCTTGCATATGGGCAGCTTTACACGGCGTGTATATACAGATGCCCATACCCAAGCTTCTGGTATCACTACCCATATGTTATAAGGGTGGAGTATAATAGTGGATGCCCGCGTTTAGCTGACGTGGGTAAAGATGCCAAATGATAGACCCCGCAACCGCAATCATGGCCGCTGGCGCTGCGTTTAACGCAATCAAGAAGGGTTGCCAGATCGGTCGTGACCTTGAGGGCATGGCAGGCGATCTGGGGCGCTGGTCTAAGGCGATCAGCGACTTCGACTTTGCAGCGAAGCGCGTAGAAAACCCCAAATGGTATCAGAGCTTCGGCAGCGTCGAGCAGCAGGCGATGGATCTGTTTGTGCAGAAGAAGCAGCGCGAGAATATGCGCGACGAGCTGCGCAAGATGATTAGCGAAACGCTTGGCCCGTCTGCGTGGCAAGAGCTGATCCGCATGGAAAACGACATCCGGCAAAAGCAGAAAGACGCAATGTATAAGCGCATCGAGCGCAAGGAGACGATCATCGCGTGGGCGGCTGGCCTGCTCCTGTTCCTGATCTGCGTTGGCGCGCTGTTTGGCTTTGTCTGGATCGCGGTGAAACGCTGATGGCTGACGGTGTATCAGGCATAGGCAGCGCACCGTTTAACGTGCAGTCGGACATACACCAGCAAACGCAGTCGCGTGAGCGCATAGAAGCGCATCTGGTGGAGCAGAGGGTAGCCAAGGAGCATAGGGCCAATCACACGCATCTGGACGCGCTCAGGGAGCAGAAGTTGGACTTAGGCAAGGCTTATGATAGGTTTGGCACCAAGACCACTGCTGACAGGCCGCAAGGCACAAACATCAATATAGAGGTTTGACATGGAAAAGATACTTGCTTGGAAGATCATGCCGCGTCTGATGATGCTGGTGATGACGATCATGTATATACGCTGCATCGAGTGGGCGCTGACACAGCCCGACCTTAGCACGCAGCAGAGTGCGCTTATTAGCGTTGTTGCCGGTGCCATGACTGGTGCTTTTGCCGTGTGGCTGGGGTCTGAGAAATGATTGGCCAAATTATAGGCGCAGTCGGAGGGCTGGCGACAAGCTACCTTGACGGCAAAACGGCAATCCAGAAAGCAAATGCCGAGATCAAGCTGAAACAGGCCACAGGCGAAATGGATTGGGAGCAGTCTGCTATCGAGGCATCCAAGGATAGCTGGAAAGATGAGCTGTGGACAATCGTTTTCGTAGCCATATTGTGCATGAATTTCGTGCCATCCATGCAGGACGTAATGGCAGAGGGATTCGCCAATCTTGAGACAACGCCGCTCTGGGTGCAGTGGGGCATGTATGCGTCCATCGCCGCCAGCTTTGGCATCCGCACAATGAAAGGCTTGAAGAAATGACGTTTAAACTATCAGCACGCAGCCGCGATAAGCTGTCAGGCGTAGACGAGCGCATGGCGTCTGTCGTCACCAGCGCAATTCACAGAACCAAGATCGACTTCGGCGTCATATGCGGGCTTCGCACCATCGAGGAGCAGCGCGAGCTTGTGAAAAGCGGCGCGTCGCAGACGATGAAGTCGAAGCACATAGACGGGTTGGCCGTCGATCTCATGGCCTATGTTGGCCCGCGTGGATCGTGGGAGCTGAATTTGTATGACGATATAGCCGATGCGATGGCAGAAGCTGCGCGCGAGGTGGATGTGCCAATCAGGTGGGGTGCCGCGTGGACTGTGCCAAATATAGCGCAGTGGGATTGCACGATGGAGGACGCGATGAACGACTACATCGACACGCGTCGCGGGCAGGGCAGACGCCCGTTCATTGACGCTCCGCATTTTGAGCTGATGGTCTAACCTAGCATCGCCTCAATGCTGTCATCCATAGCCTGCCGCGTAAAATCGGCGGGCTTTATGCGTACCGTTTTGCCGCTCGGAGCGTCGCGCAGTATAAACAATCGTATATCCAGCGCCACATACGCAAATATGTGCGCATCGCCATTTGCGCGCGTGAACATATAACACGCCTTGCGCCTGCGATCAGCGCGCGGCTCAAGGGTCGCCTTCACTTGCATCGTCAATAGCTCACCGCTGGCCGACTTCACCCATAGGTCGTCGTCCTGCATGTCTACCCGATGGCAGCGTATTCCGCGCTGCTCAAGCTCGGCTGCGACGAGAAACTCGCCAGCACGACCGACGTTGATGCTGTTGGCCACAGCCGGAATATACTATAAATATCATAATGTTACTACGGGCAAAGTTGCTCGCACTTATATGACCGCCAAAGCTCCTCAACGCCCCATAGTTGATCTTGCGGCATAACAAAGCATTTCCCCTTACCTAAATCAGTTTGCATTGCTTTTTCGACAAATGCCTTGCGTGATATGCAGCCAGCAACATCCATCACATTTTCGTCATCTGTTTTTGTCACAAGCACCGCAGCGCGTGATTTGAACGCTTCAAGCGATTTGAACAAAAGCTGGCCTGTCGGGTAAAACGTAGACTTAACGTCTATGCTTATTTCGCCAAGCCATAAATCAACGCCGTCATCTACGCCCAGCGTGTTGGGATTATATGAAACGTCATAAAGCTTTGCGACAGCAACTTCTGAGCGTATGCCAAGGAAATCCAGATCAACGCCTCTGCGCGTATCGCGTTGCTGATTTACTATGCCGCTGGCCCGCGCAAGTGTTGAGCGCAAATTAGCGCTTTGGCGGCAATCAGCCATATCCTTATCTGTGAGCTTGATTAGCATTAGAACGCAAACTCTTCCTGCGTGCGCAGGCGGTACAGTTGCTGGCCCTCGATAAACGACGTCTTCACGATTGTGCGCCGCTCCCGCATGGTCTTCAGCCCAATGTCGATATGCACGGCGTCCTGCTCGATCATGCTGCACAAGTCGCCCACCGACAGCTCGCCATGCTTGCTCAGGCAGCGCTTAATCTCCTTGCGCAGCACTTCCAGCGGCCACGGCTTATGGGCATACGCGTGCATGTCATCGCGGCCAATGAGCCTGCGCTTCATGCGCGCGTTCTCGATGATCGCCAGCTCCTTCCAGCGTTCCAGCGGTGTCATGTTTTCCGTCATAGCTTTTCTCCAATGCTGTTTACCATGTTGATCCGCTCGCCAATCCAGCGCATCACAGGCACAGCCATTGAGTTGCCCATAGCTTTGTAGCGAGGCCCATCTGGGCAATTCTCTGGCGTTTTGTTGCGCCACGGTATCTGCGTGTAGTTGTCGGGAAAGCCCTGCAGACGCTCGCATTCTACTGGCGTTAGGCGGCGTACTGCGCTGGCTTGCATAGCCATATATCCAGCCGCCGCGTGGTCAATACTGTTGCTAAAGCCGCCAGATGTATTTCTTGAAAGCATTGTTCCAGCGACGGAATGCGTAGCCACCGCTGGCGTCTTGCTCTTGTCCAGCGTTGGTGTGACATGATCAATAACCATTTGATGCTCAGGGATGCGCCCAGCTCTAAGAGTCCCTGCGCTTTCATATTCAGAAACTCCAAACTGGCTGTCTTGATACAAAACCACTGGCGTCTTGCTTTTATCCAGCGTTGGCGTGACTTTCGTTGACACACTGTCGCCTTGGCTTGCGCTGTTCTGTGCGCCGAAGGCTATTGGCAGCAAGTGTGACTGAGCCGCATCTTGCACGCTAATAGATTGGCCCGTTCTGGCGCAAAGCGAACCAGTAATGACAGGCAAAGTCTCCATCGTCGGATCGTATGCGCTGCCAGTGCTTTGCGGCACATATGCCTCCGCCTCTACTCGCTCGTTTCCTGTGCGACTGAATGGAGCGCCTTGTGTAACTGTTGGGGCAGCTTTTTGCCCCGCTTCTCGGCTCGGCGCAGGATGCCCTGACAGGCTTTCGCGCTCAAAAAGAACCGCTGCGGCACGCTTCCAGTCTCCAAGGTGTCCGACAACGAACACACGGCGGCGTCGCTGGGCCACTCCGAAGTATTGAGCGTCAAGCACTCTGTAGGCGAACCCATACCCGAGCTGGCCCAGCGCCCCGAGGAAGGTTCCAAAATCCCGTCCTCGTTGGCTAGACAGGACGCCGGGGACGTTCTCCCAAACCAACCACTTGGGCTGATATTGTGCAGCAATGGCAAGATAGGTGAGCATAAGGTTCCCGCGTGGGTCACTAAGTCCTTTGCGAAGTCCAGCGACTGAGAAGCTTTGGCAGGGGGTTCCCCCAACAAGAAGGTCGATTGGGTCATTGGGCCACTCCTTAAAAGCTGTCATGTCGCCTAAGTTTGGCGTGTTTGGGTGGTGATGCGCAAGCACTGCGCTAGGGAACTTTTCGATTTCGCTAAACCACTGCGGCTCCCAGCCAAGCGGGTGCCATGCGACAGTTGCGGCTTCTACGCCAGAGCAAACGCTGCCATATCGTAGAGCGCTCACAGCCGCCGCTCCAGCATCTCGCAGAGCGCCATGATCTCTTCGGCGCGCTGCTTGATCGTCAGGCGCTCGGGGCCACGCCCCGCGTCCATCCGCATGATGTCTGCCTTGCGCCGGATCGACATAACCAGCATCTGCGGCGTTGGCTGCGTCGGCGTGCTGTCATCTTCGTCAATATACGCGCCCACGCTGGCGCTGTTTTCCAGTTTTGATATATCCCATTTAGCCATTGTTATTCTCCTGTGTTGGCCGTGGCTGTGGTCTGACGTCGGGCCACGGGCGGCGGTACTCTGCCTCGCCGCCCATCTCGACGCATTGCGGTTCAAAGATCCGCGCTAAGTCGTAGTATTTCGCAAACGCTTCGCACTCGTCTACGGATGAAAAGACGGCGAATGCCATGAAGACGGGTTCAGCTAGGGTCATATCGCCTCTCCTCTGTAATGCGCAGAAAGCTTTGCCTCTACGATCAGGGTTTCATATTTGGCGATGTTTGCCTCAACGCGGCCAAGATCCAAGTTACAGCTATTGCACAGCAAGCCCCGCAAGATCGGCGGGTTGGTGCCATGCACATGGTCAACTTTAAGGGATGCCTTCTCGCATTTCTCGCCGCACACCTTACAGCATCCATTTTGCTGCTTGTAAGTGATGTCAATCCACTCGACGCCAATGCCATATTCCGACTTGAAATAAGACTTGCGCTTAGATGCAGCGCGGCATTCCTTGCACTGGCTGGTCATCCCGTCATGCTTTGTCCTGTCAATTGCGAAAAAGTCGCTGCTCTTTTTTTGCAAACATTTTGAGCAAACCTTCATCACATCCACCCCATGCTGACGGCGCCGATCCAGCCCAGCACCGACGCGGCAATCGCTGCGGCGATGATGATGTCTTGCGTCCACTTGGTCATCACTCTTCCTCCTTTATATAGATAAACAACATTCATCTTCACGCTCTTCACAGCAATCACACAGGGTCAAATCCCCATTTATTTCCTCGCTATAAGGGCATACATGAGGCTCCTGTTTACCAGTGCAGGTATGCTCGCTGCCGTATTCTCGGCACTTTTCACAAGTTTCTTTAGTCATCACAGGGGTAATCCTTATAATCGTTGTGTGCGTCAACACCTAAGTTGTGGTACATCTCACTTAGTAATTCACTAGCCCCGCTCTGTGGGAAGTCAGACTCTACGATAGCTTTAAGTCTTTCTATTATGTAGTGTACACATACTACTTTGTTCATGCTTGTACTCCTTATCATGGGATCAATGCCTTGCGTTTGGTGGGGGGCAGACTGCGTTCCAAGGCTTTCTCAATGAACTTTGGATCTTGCCCAACAACACTAGAAATCTGTTGAATTATAACATTGTTGTCGCCGTTAATAACAGGTGCCGCACTAGAGTTCTCACCTTTGGACTTAGCTACTCGTTCGTATGCGTACCTCGCAACAACATAGGTCACTGCCAGTGTAGCCAGCGTCACAATGCCTTCATAATTATACATCAGTCACTCTTCCTCTTCTTCATTGCGCCAGTCGAAGTCGTCTTCGTCTTGGCATTCTGGGCAGCGCACCGTTGTCCACGCGTCGCTGTCCGGCGTATCGACGAAACGCGGCAACTCGATGAAGCCGGTTCCGTCGCAAGTCGTGCAGATCATTTGTACACATCCGCGTTAATGCTCCACAGCACTAAGGTTGCGCGCTGTTGGTTTGCTCGCTGATTGACGTGCGCTTTGCATATCTCGCCGCGTGCGTGCATATTTTCGAGATGCTGTGACAGCTTGCGCGTGTCCACGCCAACGACTTCAGCAATGTCTGCCGTCTCGCAATACGTCACGTTGTCGCTTTGCAGTGTCGAAATGATCTTGCGCTGGACGTCAGCCCAATCGACCTGCTCAGGCTCCTCGGTGGGCGCTTGTACGGCCTCTGCTGGCGCGTCAGTCGCCACGCCCAGCACGTCACGCGCAGCGCGTCGTTCCTGCACGTAGGCGGCAACCCACGGCGTGCGCTCGCGGTTCTCCTCGATGGCGTTCTGCACGATGATACCTTTGCAAATGTCATCAAGGTTTGCGTGCGCCTGCTGCAATAAGCGCGGCGATATGTGGACGCTTTCGCCGTTGTCGGTGCGCACGCCAAAGCCTGTGCCGCTGTCGGTGATGTGCGTTATTAAAAATTCATGTGTGTGCGTAAGGTTCATTATGCATTCTCCTATTAAGATTAATTGGTCATTGCCTGTCCGTAACCTGCTTATAATTTATCTAAAAGATATCTGTCAACAATTAATTTATATCTTAGTGCTATTGACACGATATATGTTTATCTGTAGCTGTTCCAATCAGGCTACAGAAGGAGAATGAAAATGGAGCTTCAACAGTTATTGGTGCGCGTGCGGCCAGAGGTGATTGCGGGATTGGACTTGTATAAGGATAAGACGCGTATGACAAAGGCGGCAACAGTAGAAATGGCGCTGCGTGACTTCTTAGCGAAGCACGATATTGTGGTTGAGCAACCTTTAACTGAATAAGGACTCAACCATGAGCGATCCCGTAACCATTGGCATAGACTGCGGATATCGTACCGGCGGCGTAGCGCTTATCACAGACACATGGTCTGAGGTGCATGACTTGCCGGTGTATAGCGAGGGCGGCGTAGACGTCGTGGCGCTAAACGATATTATAATGAGCTGTGATGCTGTCGATCACATATGGATTGAGCGGCAACAAGCAATGCCAAAGCAGGGCGTTAGCTCAACGTTTAAGCTGGGATACGCGTTTGGTCAGATCACATCTACTGTTGCGCTTTCCCGCTCAAGGTTTACGTTGGTAGGCCCAGTCAACTGGAAGCGCGCGCTGAATTTGCCAAAAGACAAAGACGCGGCAAGACGTCTGGCGCAGCAATGGTTTCCCGATCGGGCGTCGGAATTAAAATTAAAAAAGCATGAGCATCGCGCTGAGGCGCTGCTAATTGCATTATACGGAAGGGGAAGGGCGTAATGGTTATGCGCAAGGACATGTCCAACGAGGCATATCATTTAGATCCGGCAATATCATCGTCGGACGTAAAAACTGTAAGCAGCAAATCGCTGGCGCATTGGAAGGGTCAGGAGCGTAAAGAAAGCGCCGCGTTTGATCTTGGCAGCGCAGTCCACGCGCATTTGCTAGAACCAGAAAAAAACCTAGTCAGATGCGGGCCGGAAACTAGGCGCGGCAAAGAATGGAAGCAGGCAAAAGAAGACGCCGACAAAGCTGGCGCTGTGCTTTTGCCGGAAGCCGAATACAAGCAAAGCATAGATATGGCGCAGTCTGTATTGCAGCACAACGTTGCGCATCATCTGCTGACGCATTCTGATCTAATTGCAGAAGCATCATTTTTCGTGACAGATCCAGATTTAGATTTGCCGCTCAAAACACGCCCAGATGGATTGCTGGTTAAGCAAAGCATGGCAATAGATATAAAGACGTGCGTTGATGCATCGCCTAAAGGATTTGACCGAGCGGTCAGGAATTTTGGCTACGACATACAAGCGGCGTTTTATCTGCATTGCCTTAATTTAGAAGGATTACGCATAAAGCAGTTCATGTTTATTTGCGTTGAAAAGGAAAAGCCATACGCCGTATGCGTTCACGAAATGAGCGAAATGTATCTGCGGCACGCGCATAATCGCATGATGGAAACGCTATACACAATTAAGCATGCGACAGATAACGAAGAATATGACACCGGCTGGGATGAGATAAACACCATACATTTGCCGGACTGGATGAACGCGTCAGGCGCGTTTTAACAAATGTTACAACAGATCCCAGCGTGGGGGTGCCACGCAATTTACCAAGGAGTTGCACATGCAACATATTATCAGTAACGCCATCGCGCGTTATCCCCGACTTAACGGCACATATAAATTTGACAGCGGCGAAATGAGATCCGTGAAATGCGATGCGCTGGATGATGGAGCCGCCTACGACATGTCATTTATTATGACGCCAGATCAGGCCAAGCAGCTACATTCGCTTTGCATGGAAGCGTATAGCAATGCCGCATCTATGGATAACAAAAAGCAATGGCCACCTAAGCCGTCAAACTTGCCGTACAAAAAAGGCGATGATGGCGAAATAATCGGCAAGGCAAAGCTAAAAGGCGCGTATGGCATGGAAAAAACCATGCCTCCACGTCAGGTCGATGCCCAGCGCAATAAGCTGCCGGATGACTTTATGCTAACATCGGGAAGCAAGGTAAACGTGGCCGTAACGCTGGTGCCGTACAATACTGGATCAATAAACGGCATCAGCTTGCGATTGCGTGCTGTTCAGGTGCTTGAATTGGCAGAGCTTCAGCACGGCGTCGATCCATTCGATGCTGTTATCGGGGGCTATACAGCCGAAGCAAGCCCAGCGGCAGATGATCCGTTTGCACTACCGCCAGTAAGCCCAGCGCCTGCCACGGCAGCGCCTCAATCGGCGTCGGATTCATTCGATGATGAAATACCGTTCTAGGACATAAAAAAGCCCCGCCCGAACAGTGCGAAACCTAATCGGGCGGGGCAATCATGGGAAGAGAGGTATGTACGATTATGTTAAGCAATTTAAGGCAGGATAGCAAGTTCCCCACCGCGCATTGGGCAGAATGGGGCAACGAGATAGTCAAGCTCCTTAACCTAAAACAAACCAGCAAGGGCGAGCATCATGGAGCATGCCCGCATTGCGGCGGCAAGGACAGGTTTTGGATAAAAGAGTTCAACGGCGAGGTCATGGTTAATTGCAGGCAGTGCAATGATTTTAAGGCCATACAAGAAGCATTGCGCAGCCAAGGGTTATGGCCGGACGCAAATAAAATGCCGGATCTTGCAAGGCCGCAAAATAAAGCCATAGAATGGCCAGCGCAGGGGGAGCAGATAATGCCGGAAATTGAGCAAGCGCAGGAAGCGCCAGACGCGGAAACGCACCCGTATCTGGTACGCAAAAACGTACAGCGTCATAACGCTATTATTGACGGGCCTGATCTGCAAATACCAATAATTGACGTGACAGGCAGACGCCAAGGCGTGCAGTTTATAGACGAGGACGGCAAAAAGAAATTTTCGTATAAAATGCCGGTCAACGGAAATTTCTCCGTAATCGGCGGGCCAATCAGGGATTTTGCATATATAGCGGAAGGCTGGGCAACGGCGGCAAGCATTGCACAAGCAACGGGCAAGCCAGTCGTATTTGCGCTAAACGCAGGCAATATTCACAAGGTCGTGGCGGGGCTTAGGGAAGCCAAGCCAGACGCAACGCTGGTGGTGGCAGGCGATAATGACGAAGCTGGCATAAAGGCAGCGGAGCAAGCATTTGCCGAGCATGGCGTTGAATATATTTTGCCGCCAAACGAAGGCACAGATTTTAATGATCTTTGGGTTACGCAAGGGCCAGAGGCCACACGCAAAGCATTAACCGTGCATAACTTGCTGGACGAGGTGTTTTTCCCAGAAGATGCGCAGGCCCAGCTTTCAAGAAATTATCTGGTAAAAAAATGGCTGGGCGAAGGGCAAATGTCCGTCCTATACGGGCCAAGCAACACAGGCAAATCATTCTTTGCGCTAGATATGTCGTGGCACGTAGCAGCAAGCCAGCCGTGGAACGGATGCAAGGTGCAAGGCGGCAGCGTATTATATTTGGCAACGGAAGGCGGCAATGCGTTTCACAATCGGATCGTTGCGCTGCGCCAAAAATATCCAGAGCATAAAGACGTCAAGCTGGCTGTCAGGCCGTCGCCTGTCAATTTGCTTGACCCAAATGCGGATCTGGAAAAGCTGGCCAAGCTGGTGCGTGAGGTATCGCGCAAGCATGGGCCGGTGCGCATGATCGTGGTGGATACATTATCGCGCAGCATGGCGGGCGGCAATGAAAATGCGCCGGATGATATGACAAGATTCATCGGCAACGTCGATGCGCTGCGCCAAGTAACGCTGGCGCATATCATGATCGTGCATCACAGCGGCAAAGATAAAGCAGCGGGCGCGCGTGGCCATTCAAGCTTGCGCAGCGCAACGGACGCAGAAATTGAGCTAGACCATGATGCGGAGACGGGCATTCGCTACGCGATAGCCACAAAACAACGCGACATGGAAACTGGCGCAAGGTTTGATTTTGTGCTGGACGTTGTTGAATTGGGGCAAGACGAGGACGGCGATGCCGTAACGACTTGCACCATATCAGAGGCCAGCGCAGAGCAAATCGAGGAAGCCAGCAAGCCAAAGATAACCGGCAAAAATCAGCTATTGCTCAAGCGGTGTTTTACCCAATTACGCGGTGAACGCGTCGGAAAACCAAACCCAGCAGGCGCAGGATTTCCAGAGGCAAGCGCTTACTGGACGATTGACGAGGAGGTTTTGCGGGATCATTTCAAGGGCAAAATCACCGGCGCAACCAATCCAAACCAGTCTTATACGAGGGCGATAGATGCGCTGATTGCGGGCGGTCATTTGGTCAAAAATGAGGGTTTGGTATGGTTTACGGATAAAAATGGGCGGGTGAAGGATTAGACGGCAAAAGGGAAAGGGATAACATTTGATAACGTTTTGCAGGTTCAATGAAATCAATGGGTTACGGGTTAAAATGTTATAAATGTTATTAAATGTTATTAGAAATGGTATAACTTTGGCTAAATGCTGTGAAATCTAGCAACATTAACATTTTACCTTTAGGTAATGTTAATGGTTGCTAGATTGCATAGCTGCGGTTTTGCCAAGGTAAAATTTAGGTGAATAAAAAGGGTTTGGAAAAATGGTTGGATCGTATGTTTGCCGAGGGTAAAGCGGTGACTTATCCTTGCGGGCATTTTGTCGGGCGTGAATGGGGCAGGTCATTTGATGAAAAACTGGCAAGCTGCTCGACGCTTGCCGAATTGGAAGGGTTCGCCAACCGGCGCAGGTTTGATCCAAGCTTGCCGCGCTGGACGGCAACAGAGCGCGCGGAAATACTCAAGCGCAAAATTAAACTGGAAAAGGGAAAACGAAAATGAATACGGATACGACACGCGGCAAGGTGCTGGCAAAAGCAAGCACGCTGGTGCATGGATCAAGGAATCGGGTTTACGGGCCACCGCAGGAAAACTTCCAACGCATTGCGGTCATGTGGAACGCGTATATTGCGGGCAAGGAAACGCTAACCGCGTCGGACGTGTGCATGATGGTGGGCCTGCTTAAGATAAGCCGTGTCTCGCATCAGGTTGACGCGGATGGGTTCGTGGATCTTGCGGGATATGCTGCGCTTGGCGCGGAGTGTGCTGGGATAGATCTGGAAGATGGCGATTGGAAGCCCGTAGAGGGGCCATAGAGGCGCGAAACGATGCGTCAGGCTAGGGTGGGTGCTGAATGGGGTTTATGCGGCTCTGTTCGCGGTTTTATGGGGCTTGATTTTTAGGCTGTTCTGGCCTAGCTTTTAACAAGCGCGGTTTCCTCCCTGTCTGCGCTTGTCGCGCCTTGATCTGCTCTTTACCTCATATCAAGCGACATACTTGACCATGTGAAGCAAAAGCTTTGCATGGTCTTTTTTTTGGGATAGCGTAAGCGCATGATAAAGCTAACGCTGATAATGCCGGTGGAAAACGATGATGAAGCGGAAGCTGAGCTAGACGCGCTGGCAGAATATATTGAAGAACGCCTGACCGATGGGTCAAGCGTTCAACAAATTGCGCAAAGTATGGTGGAGGCCTTGGCAGGCTTGGCTGACGATGACGTCAGCGCAATGCTGCATTAATCAGATTTTGCCTTCTTTCTTGCTTGGATAGTTTGCTATTAGAGTCATGTTCTTAAACCTTTTCTTGTGTTGTTGTTATTGTGTCGTGCCATTGTCTTGCGGTTTCTGCATCTGCAATCCATACGGTTTCAATTTCTAAGTCATTAGCTATTTCTTCCGCTGCATCAAAATCACCACATTCACCTAGTGCCAACAGATCGCCGCTGGTGCTAAGAGCAAACCATTGTCTATCTTTGCTTTCATATGTCATTAGATTGTTTCCTTTTCTGCGGCGCGGCGGCCATTCCACGCCATGCTCGGCAAAGCGCTCAAGCTGCCATTCGCTAGGTTCTATATCGAAGAATATGCTTTGCAGCCTATGGAAGGCGCTTTCCAGCTTGGAAACGTCCGACACATAAAGATCGTTGCACTCGTTAAGCATCCAAACGCAATTTTGCATTGCGTCAAATGATTTTTGCAAAGCTTCGCGCTGTTCTTCCTGCAATGCGTCAAGAAACTTTTTACGCGCTGCCATGCGGTTGGCTTGGTTCTGATGGGTTCGCTTTTCGTTTGTCATGATTAAACTCCTGTTTTAACTATGGTTGCGATAATTGCCGCAATAATTGGCGCGGCAAAGAGGATCACGCCGCCCGCTATGTCATGCGGGCGAATTGATTTGACGATTGCGATAAATTCGGGGCGGGTCATTGGATGGCCTCCAAAAGAATTGGAAGAAAAACCAAATAAGACATTGAGCCGAATAGATGCAGCAAGAATAAGCAAGCGGCTATTTTGTGAAATATTGGCATCATGCGGCCTCAAACGTCATGCCGTCTTTAAATGGCACGGTTTCGCCATTGGGCAGATCAACAAACCAATCATAATCTTTTTGATAAACGCCGTGATTAAGGCCAAATTTCATTGCAGCTTGGTTCATTTTGCGTTTAGTCGTAACGGTTTCCCAGCCACCAGACTTTAATGTGACAACGCCATCACGCCATGAAACAATATCTGTTTGCACGTATGTCACGCCGCCGTGATCGCCATTGTCAAACCATGTTGTGCGATAGTTGCTGAGTTTATTATATGCCATTTTTAGATTCTCCGTGTTTTATGTTGTTATATCTTAGCGATATCTTAAAGCGATCATGTGGTCAAGCATAAACTTGCCTTGCTGTCGGTTTATATGTTGCCGCAAGCTTTAAGAACGTTTTGCATGTTTTATCTAAGCCGTGTGATTTAATGCCGGATTTAAATTGATTCAACGTGATGTTGCGGCCTTTGTTATTGGTAAGCCGCACGCATTCCGGTTTGCCTGTTGCTTTGTCGGTGATGACAAGCCAGCCATTGTGATAATCTATTTCAAACAATTCGCTTTCGTAATCCATCTATTTTGCTCCGTGTTTTGTTTTTGTTTCATGCTTGACACATGGCAAGGCAGCGCCGTTAAGCGCTGCTGAGCGATGGGTCAAAGATTTACGTCTTTGCGCACGTTGCCTTCACTATCGAGCCATTGCCGCGCATTTGCGCAATCAAAACAAACGCAAGTTGCTGGCCTTGGCGCAACATTTACCGGCGCAAAATACACCATTGGATTTACAATATTACATTTGCGGCATGTCATAGTTGGGAAAGTTTGCATTTAGATTCTCCTTGTTTTGTGTTGATATCTAATGGATAGCATAGAGATATATATAGAGCAAGCATAAAATGCAATCAAATGCAAAAAAAGTGCCTCGCAACACAGTGAAGCGTCACTACACAGACGCGCGCGCGAATACTAAAACCTGACTAACTGGTCAAGATTGAACCTGACCAACTGGTCAAGATGCGCCTAAAATGCAGCTATGATACAACTATAGATAGTTGTAAAATGCTAAGGCGTTGTTATCGTTACACAATAAATTTAACATAATAAACATTATGCGATAAAGGCCATGCACCAGACGCAATCCGGCCAGCTTTTGCAGCTTGCAGGCGCAAAGCCCCCCCCGCCAAAGCTTTTCGCCGGTAGTGTTATTATTATACCCTCACACACACAAATCCCTGCACCCCCCCCTGCACCCCCCTTGCTATCCTACGCCGCCCCACGTAAAATTTTGCAAAATTTGGGGAAAAGCAAATGGCGGGCAGAGCGTTAAAAAAGCGCATACTAAGCGATGTGGCCAAGCGCGGTGGCATAGATTACATAACGGACAAGGTTGCATCAGGCGTGACTTTGGCCAAGCTTGCTGAAGAATATAAGTGCAGCCGGTCTTACCTAAGCGCGGCTATTAATTCTGTGCCGGACTACCGCGAGGCTTTGGAGCGCGCTAGGAAAGACAGCGCGGATGCTTTTGTTGAGGAAGGCTTGGCCATATTGGATGATCTCACGCACAAGCCTGACCTGACATCGACTGATGTTAGCCTTGCGCGTGAGCGTGTTCATCATCGCCGGTTTATGGCGGGCGCTGCGAACGCTGACAGGTACGGCACGAAGCCTTCGGCTCAGGTGACGATTAGCTTGGGCGACATGCATTTGGATGCGCTGCGTAAGAATAGGTCAAGCATTATTGACGTTACGCCGGAGCCAGACAATGAGTGAAGCACAGGCAAAACTGATGAAGGATTTTGTGACGCGGTACGCGCAAGATCCTGTGCGTTTTGTTAGGGAGATGCTTGGCGCTGAGCCGCTGCCATATCAGGCAGAGTTCTTGCAAGCCATTGCGGCTGGCGAGCGTAAGATTAGCGTAAGGTCTGGTCATGGCACAGGAAAGTCCACATCCGCGTCTTGGGCCATGCTTTGGTTTTTGTTATTGCGGTTTCCGAATAAGGTTGTTGTTACGGCCCCCACCAGCGGCCAGCTTTTTGACGCGCTTTTTGCCGAGCTTAAGCGTTGGATAAATGAGCTGCCTAAACAAATATCGCAGTTGCTGGTTGTAAAGTCAGATCGCGTTGAGCTTGCCGCTGCATCGTCAGAGGCGTTTATATCGGCCCGCACGTCTCGCGCCGAAACGCCGGAGGCGCTGGCTGGCGTTCACTCAGAGCATGTTTTGCTGGTTGTTGATGAAGCCAGCGGTGTGCCTGAGAAGGTGTTTGAGGCTGCTGCTGGATCAATGTCGGGCCACAACGCGACCACGATACTTTTGTCTAACCCGACCAGATCCAGCGGAACGTTTTACGAAAGCCAGACAAAGATGGCATCTAGCTGGTGGACGCGTCGTTGGTCATGCGTAGATAGCCCGCTGGTGTCGGAAGAGTTTGTTGACGAGATGCGCGTCAGATATGGCGAACAATCTAACGCGTTTCTTATCCGCGTCATGGGTGATTTTCCTCTTGCCGACGATGATACGATTGTGCCGTATCATTTGGTTGAGAGCGCCATGAAGCGTGATATTGAGCTTGCGCCGAATGCGAAGACTGTGTGGGCCATAGATCCGGCAAGATTTGGTAGCGACAGGACAGCGTTTTGCAAGCGCGAGTCTAACGTTATAACGGAAGTTAAGTCGTGGCAGGGTTTGGATCTGATGCAGACCGTGGGTAGGGTAATGGCTGAGTATGAGGCGTTGCCGCCCAGCCAGCAGCCTGATGAAATACTTGTGGATAGCATTGGCGTTGGCGCTGGTGTAGTTGACAGGTTGCGTGAGCTAGGCGCGCCTGTGCGTGGTGTGAATGTTGCCGAGGCTCCCAGCATGGGCGAGACGTATAATAATTTGCGTACTGAATTGTGGTTCAAGACAAAGGCGTGGTTAGAGGATCGTTCGTGTAAGCTGCCGGAAGATGATGACTTGCGGGCTGATTTGACTGCCATACGGTATAGCTTTACCTCGTCCGGTAAGATGCAAGCCGAGAGCAAGGATAGCATGCGCAAGCGTGGCTTGCGTTCGCCGGATTTAGCTGATGCTGTTTGCTTGACTATGGCGTCTGATGCGGCGACGGCATTGTCCGGCCCGATGATGTCTTGGCGTGGCGCGATACGCAGGAACCTGCGCGGTATAGCCTAATCTTGCTCAATATGTTACGCTGCGCGTAATTTGTGGAGATTATGATGCCTAAAGTTGGATCAAAGCACTACGCGTACACGCCCAAAGGCATGGCGAAAGCCAAGGCCGCTGCCAAAAAGTCTGGCAAGAAGGTGTCATACGCGAAGAAGAAGAAATAATGTGGACGGCGCTGCTCCTGCTTTGCAGCGTCGAGCGTGGCTGCTTTGCGTTTGGCAGCCCCGTGATGCAGAGCGAGAGCCAGTGCATACAATCCATACCGAGCGGGCTGGAATACGCGCGGCAGATGTTTCCTGCGTACCGCGCAACAGATTATAAATGCGTCCAGTGGGGCGAAGGAGCTTAGATGGCCAAGGGTTTATACGCCAACATCCACGCGAAGCGTAAGCGCATCGCTGCTGGGTCTGGCGAGAAGATGCGCAAGGTAGGCAGCAAGGGCGCGCCCACCGCGAAGGCATTTAAGAAATCAGCTAAGACAGCAAAGAAGAAGTAGCATGGCAGATAAATTTTTAGACTTCATTGATATGATCGACGGCGGTGGCGCTGGCAAGTTCGGCAAAGAGTTTGAGGGCGGCGGTATATTCTCTATGCTGGCAAATGCTCTTGCAACGCCATATGGGTCAGAGGATGATGAGCGTAAGCGCCGCGTGCGTCAGATGCGTGGCTTGCTTGCGCCGGATGAAAGCATCGCGCCAAAAGCTGCCCCACGCCCAACAGTGACACGCGGCGGTGGTACTGGCCGAACACAGGTTAGACCGCAAGCGAGTCCAGCGCAGAATATGCCGTTTGGCAGCACGCCTGTTGGTGGTGGTATGCCTGCCGCGCCAAGCATGACATTTGGTAATATCCCTGTTGGCGGTGGTATGCCTGCTGCTGCGCAAAATATGGCTAGACCAGAAATGCCTGCGTCTGGTATGCCGCAAGCAGCACGCGCAGCATTGCAGGGGCCAAGCCCACAAGCTGGCATGCCGACCGTGATGACGGATGATGATGCGTTTAGAATAATGGTTTCTCAGCTTGGTCAAACCGCTGTTGACAGAATGTCAGGGCAACAGTTTATCCAGACGTTAAATCAAATTAAATCTCAAGGGCGTGGTATGTAATGCCCCGCACCAAGTCAGAAAAAATAGCAGCAGCGAAGAAGCGCCACGGGTTTACGGCGGTGAATAAGCCGCGACGCGGCGGGCCGAAGAAGTTTGAGGTGCTGGCGGTTGAGGGCGACACGGTAAAGAAAATAAACTTTGGCGATCCTAATATGTCTATCAAGAAGGATCAGCCTAAGCGCAAGGCATCATACTGCGCAAGGTCGGGCGGAATAAAAGGCAAGTCGAGTAAATTAAGCGCGAATTATTGGTCGCGCAGAGCATGGGATTGTTAGATGGCAATTACAACATACGCAGAGCTGCAATCCAGCATAGGCGACTTCCTTGACCGCGATGACCTGACGAGCGTCATCCCGACGTTTATTTCGCTGGCCGAGGCAGACATGAACCGCCAGATACGCCACTGGCGTCAGGAGAAGCGCGCCACGGCCAACATCGACACGCAATACAGCGCCGTGCCTGCCGACTTCTACGAGGTCATACGGATGTATATTACGTCGGGCAACACGCAGCCGCTTGAGCTGCTGAGCCAGTTTCAGCTTCTGGAGCGCAAGCGGCGCACGGCCAACGCCACCTACGAGCCGCGCTACTACGCGATCACGGCTGGCGAAATCGAGGTGTTTCCCGTTCCCGACGGCACGTACTCGACGGAGCTATACTACTACGCCAAGATCGACGCGTTGTCCGACAGCAACACGTCTAACTGGCTGCTGGAATACTTCCCCGACGCTTATTTGTATGGCGCTCTATCGCATTCTGCGCCGTATCTGAAAGACGATGCGCGCCTGCAAGTGTGGTCATCTTTGTATGGCAACGCGATTGGTGGTATAAACGCAGACAATGATAAAGCGAAATTCGGCGGATCTGGTCGCCGCATGAAGATAAAGGCGTATTGAGATGAGCTTCACCAACACCTTCGAGACAACCGTTCTAACATGGTCGTTTACCACCAACAGCGCGACACGCCCGACCGAGTGGCACACCGCGCTTTACACCGTTGCGCCTGACGATACTGGCGGCGGCACAGAGGTATCCGGCGGGGGCTACGCGCGTCAGGAGACTGCGTTCACCGTGTCAGGCAATACCGCGTCAAACACATCCGCTGAAGAGTGGCCTGTTGCCACGGCAGGATATGGCACCGTTGTTGCTGTGGGCATCTTTGACGCGTCATCTGGCGGCAATCTGCTGGCCTACGCCAACCTGACTACCAGCAAGACGATTGACACCGGCGACGTGTTCCGCATTCCTGCGGGCGATCTCGACATCACGCTAGACTAATGACGTATCGCAGCGGCTACGGGCAAAGCACCTACGGCAGCTACAACTACGGCTTGGACGGCGCTATTATTGGCGCTGCATCTATTATTGCCGTCACATCTGCCACCGCTGCTGCATCTGTACGCGTTCGCGGTGCTGCGTCGATCATCGAGACGGTTACGACCACCGCGTCTGCTGCTGATCGCGTTCGAGAGGGCAGCGCCACCATTGCCGTCGCCGCATCCGTTGCCGCGTCTGCCACGCGCGTCAGGGAGGCGTCTGCCACGATTGCGGCGTCTGTTAGCGTCACGGCTGCCGCTGAGCGCGTGCATATTGGCTCCGCTTCCATATCCGCTGCGGCGACTGTTGCCGCGTCTGGTCTGAGGGTTCGTGATGGCGCTGCTGCGATTGCTGTGCAGGCGTCCACAACGGCCAGCGCCGTTGCGATATATCAGGACAGCGCCACCGCGACATGCGTAGCAACTGTCAGCGCTACATGCAACCGCGTGCAGAATGCTGCGTCGGTTATCGTGTGCGCGGCGTCTGTGGTCGCAAATGGTCGCAAAAAGTGGGAGCCTGAGCCTGACACGCCTGAGACGTGGACGCCTGTTGCGGAAAACAGCAAAACGTGGCAAGATGCGGGCAGCACGCCAGAAAGCTGGGCGGCTGTTTCCCCCACATCGACGGATTGGACACCGGCATCAGCTTCAAGCGAAACTTGGGCCGATGCGGCATAGGAGATAGAACATGGCAGATACGACAACAACGGCATATGGCTTAACGAAGCCAGAGGTAGGCGCGTCAGAGGATACGTGGGGAACGAAGCTAAACACAGATCTGGATAGCCTCGACACGATCATCAACGCGATCGGCGGTAAAACCGCTGCCGGAACATTGTCGTATGCAGATAGCGCGAAGCTGGTTACAACGTCGGGCGGGGTGACAGTCACCGGCCTAACGACCACGACTGACCTAACAGCCACAGGCACGACAACCTTAGCTGGCGCTAGTACCTCCGCAGATATTACGTTTGGCGACAGCGACAAAGCCATCTTCGGCGCAGGGTCTGATTTGCAAGTGTTTCATAATGGCACAGACAGTATTATTGCCGACACGGGCGATGGGGAGTTGCGCCTACGCACAAATGGTGCTGGTGTGCGGCTGCAAAGCACCTCTGATGAAAACCTTGCTAATTTTGCAATCAATGGTGCAGTAACACTTTACCACAACAACGCAGCCAAACTCGCCACCACCAGCACAGGCATCAGCGTAACAGGAAACGCTACCTTTGCAGATAATGGTAAAGCCATCTTCGGCGCTGGGTCTGACCTACAGATTTTTCACTTATCAGCGAATAACGCAAGTTACATTCAAGAACAAAACGCATCAGCCAGTTTGAATATAGACGGTACGGATGTTTATATAAGAAGTTATCCTGAAGGCGATAATATGATTATTGCTGAAAGGGATGGTGCCGTAACACTACACTACGACAACTCATCCAAACTCGCCACCACCAGCACGGGCGTAGACATCACGGGTACTTTGACCAGCGATGGGCTGACTGTGGATAAAGCAAGTGGATCGTTAATTGACTTAAATGCTACAGCATCAGGTACACCTACAAATTATATTACATATTCTGATACTGGTGGTGCTACAGCTTATGTTGGTTTTGATAGTGGCGCCAACGACAATTTTACTGTTTATAATGCTACAGCCACAGGTGACATTACATTACGCACAAACAGTTTGCAGCGATTAAACATAGATGGGGCAACAGGCGACATCAGCTTCTAC